GTGGAGAGTGTCATGTCTACAGGTGCAGTCGTTCAGCCACAACAGAAGAATGGATTTCTGCGATTCATTGATGCTGTCGGTAATTTCTTTCAACATGCTGCTCCAGTTGCTGAGGCTGTCGCTGTGGCAGCTGAGCCGTTCCTTGCGCTTACCCCGTTCGGTCCTGAGTATGATCTTGTCGTCAATGCGGTTGTCGGCATTCAGAAGACGGCCACGGCGTCGATCGAGGCTGGTGTAAATCTCTCTGGTGCGCAGAAGATGGCTTTGGTTATCCAGTCGGTTACGCCTGGTCTCGATGCGATCCTCACATCCAAGGGCGTGACGACCGATACCGAGACGCACATCGCGAACTGGACGCAGCTTGTATACAACTTGCTGACTGGGCCTGTTGTGGCTGCTGTTGCTGCTGCAGCTGCTAAGCCTGCGGTTGTTGCAGTGCCGCTTGCGCCGATCACGCCAGCTGCTTAGTCATGGCAAAGCGTCCATGTCGTCGGCCTGGATGTCCTGCACTTGTGGAGCGTGGCGGTCTGTGTCCTGGCTGCGCTCCCAAGTACAGTTCAAAGGTCATCAGTGAAGCGAGTCGTCCGAGTGCCAGTGAGCGTGGTTATGGTAGACGTTGGCAGAAGGCTCGCGCAGGTTATCTGGCTCGGCATCCGTTGTGCGTTGATCCTTATCGGGATCATGGGATTCGCGTGGTCGCGGCTACTGAACTTGATCACATCATCCCGCATAAAGGCGACATGACGCTGTTCTGGGATGTAAGCAACTGGCAAGCCCTATGCAAGGCGTGTCATGCGCGTAAGACTGCGACTGAAGACGGCGGTTTCGGTAGGCAAGTCATTGGTTATCAATAGCATAGCCGGGGGGTGGGTCAATCTCTACAACCCCACCGGCTGTAGACCGTTGTAGAGGCCGATTTTTACTTCCGCAGATCAATGTTTTCAATGATTTTGCGGTGATAAATGAGCATTGTTGGTTTGGTGTTGTGCGATGGCCTGAAAAGGCTCTAATCGCCTCGATGTGAGGCTGGAGTGCTGGTTTTGTCGGCGCTTCGGGAGTTTTTCGTTGTAGGGAAGGATTGACGTTATGCCGACACCTCGGCTTCCAACTGCGTTGCACATAGCGAGAGGTTCTTTCAAGAAAGATCCTCAGCGAGCGAAGGCCAGAGAGAACGAGCCGGTCGTTACAGAGGGTATCGGGCCTCCTCCTTCCTGCTGGCTGCCTGATGAGAACAGCTATCAGGCTTCGGATAGTAAGAAGCTAATCGCACTCTGGCAAGAATTTATCGCGGACTCGGCACCTGGCGTGCTGAACAGATCACACCGATCAGTTCTCGAAGAGGCATGCCGCTTGAAATTGAAAACCCGCAACGGGACAGCAAAGACAGGAGACAGGTCGAACTACATCAACTGCCTCCGTCAGATGGGAATGACCCCTGCAGCTCAATCCACAGTCTCCGGAGGTACTTTCACGCCAAAAGGCAGTACCTCGTCGATCGGCAAGCTCGCCGCGCAAGCGCAACAACGCGCCGGCTGAGTCGGGATACATTGCCGTTGCGCATCAGTATGCGCGTGACGTCCTGGCGGGAAACGTACTTGCCTGTAAATGGGTCAAGCTGGCATGCCAGCGTCATCTCAAGGATCTTGAGGCTTCGAAGTCTAAGGACTATGCCTACAAATTTGATCACGCAAAGGCTTCCCTGCCATGCGAGTTCATCGAATGTCTGCCGCACACGGAGGGGGAGTGGGCTACACCGCGAGGTAAGCGAAGTAATCTCATTCGCCTCGAGCCTTGGCAAGTGTTTTGTGTCACCGTAATCTTCGGTTGGGTTCGCAAGAGCAATGGCCGTCGGAGGTTCCGCGAAGCTTACATTAAGATCCCGCGTAAGAATGGAAAATCCATTCTCGCGTCGGCGATCGCGCTCTACATGCTGTTGCTCGACGGCGAGAACGCTCCTCAGGTTTACTCAGGTGCAACCACTGAGCGCCAGGCGATGGAAGCGTTCAAGCCTGCGTATCGAATTTTAGAAAGTACAGCCCAGGGTGCCGAGCTCAAGTTTGAGTTCGGAATGGAGGCTCACACAAAGCGAATTCTTTGCCGTTTCAACGGTGGTTCGTTCGTCGTTCTTGTACGCAAGCCGGGCGACGGCGCCGGCGCATCATTCGCCATCATCGACGAGTGGCATGAGCACCCTACAAACGAGCTTCATGACACGATGAAGAAGGGCCAGAGAGCCCGTCTCCAGCCTCTCATTTTGGACATTACGACGGCCGGAGTGCTGGTCGATGGGCCATGCCATCAGTTTGAGCAGTTTGTAGAGCGTATTCTCTCCGGCGACATCGATAACGATTCCGTATTCGGCATCATGTATGGCATCGACCTTGAACCGATCGACCATGAATTCTTCTCGCATCGAGCAGTAGAAGAGCTGGTTCGAACGTGTACCTGCGGTTCGCAGGCCGTCCGTGACATCGAGCGGGTTGCAAAGAAGCAAAAGATAGTCAGCGATGAGCTGTTGCTCTCCGCATTTACGGCTCACACCGATAGATGTGACACGCAGAAAGGTCGCGTAGAAGGCGACAAGTACTGCATCAATCGGCCGGATGATTGGCGCACGATCGAAGCGCTCATCAAAGCTAATCCCAACTATGGGGTATCGATCTATCCGGAGATCGTTCTGCAGGAGCTGCAGGACGCCATCCAGGACACCGCTCAGCAGAATGGGTATCGCACTAAGACGCTGAATGAATGGATGAACGTCGGTGTCGGGCTGTTCAACATGGCTGCCTGGGCGAAGTGTTATGACCCCGGTATGCGGCTTGATGATTTTAGAGGCCTACCTGTTCACGAAGGTGACGATCTCGCACGCAAGATCGATCTCGGAAGCCGCTGTAAAGTATTCGTTGAAATGCGCCGTAACAAAGGCAGTGGGTTGTTTGAGCGCCATTATTTCGTTTTCGGAACGCATTACGCACCAAAAGCACTCATTCATGATGGAGAACATCCGCACTATGTGAAGTGGGTCGCCGGCGGTCATATGACCGAGCATGAGGGTTGGGAGATCCAGCTGCCATGGATTCAACAGGACATCGAAGCGGATCTAAAGCTGTATGAATATCATTCGTTGGCCTTCGATCCTTGGAACGCAGTGCACATGCAGCAGCTGCTCGCTGGCAAAGTTCCGGAGGACGTTGTCCAGGATGCACCGCAAGATGTGCAGATGCTCTCGGGCATCGTGAAGGAACTGCAGGCTGCGGTTCTCGCTGGTAGAGTTCACCACACTGGAGATCCGGTCCTCACGTTCTGCATGTCGTGCGTCGTCGGCTTCGAAGATAACCGCGGAAACATCTTTCCGAAGAAGATCCGCAACGGTCGCAACAAGATCGACGCGGCTTCCGCAATGTTCAACGGCGTCGGCCGCGCCATGCTTCAGGAACCACCTAAGAAGTCGATTTACGAGACAAGAGGAGCGTTAGTATTTTGAGCCTGCGATCGATTATCGGTGAAGCATACGACGCGGTCCAGGCGGAGTCTCCTCTGACGAGCCTGGGCTTGAACGGATTTACGGCGTCCGGAGATTCCACGTTGGCGAATCCGGCGCCGTGGTTGGGCGAGGCTTTGGGGGCGTTCCCTGGTCCGACGGGGAAGGTTGTAACTCCGCAGACTGCAATGCGCGTCTCGGCCGTCTATGGCTGCGTGAGTGTCCTCGCTCAGTCCGTGGCGCAGCTGCCGCTCACGCTTTATAAGGTGAGCTCTGACGGCTCCATGAATCCCGCGAAGGATCATCCGCTGTATTCGATCCTTCTCTCGCTTGCCAACCCTGAGATGACCGCGCAGGACGAACGTGAGATGAGCATGAATCATCTCTTGTTGCGTGGGAATGCTTTTCGGCAAGTCGTTCGTTCGGGTGGCGAGATTGGGGAAATCAATCCCATGCATCCCGACTATGTGCGGATGTACCGATCTGCGACCGGCGCTCTCACTTACGAATACACCGATCCCTGGACCGGACAGGAGCGAGCACTTCGGACAGATCAATGCTGGCGCACGATCGGGATGAGCTTCAACGGATTATCCGGCGTCAGCCCCATCGCTTATGCGCGAGATTCCATCGGCCTCGCAATGGCGACTGAAGAGCATGGATCGAAGTTATTCTCCAATGGCGCTCAGATCGCAACGGCGTTCGAACATCCCGGCATCATGACCGAAGCCGCGCAAGAGCGCTTTATGGCGTCGGTGAGGACGAAGTACAGCGGCTCCTCCAATGCCTTCAAGAGCATCGTTCTGGAGGAGGGTATGAAGGTTGCCAAACTGGCGATGACCTCGGTGGACTCGCAGTTTATCGAGGCTCGAAAGTTTCAGCTCGAAGAGATCTGCCGCATCTTCCGTGTGCCGCCACATAAGATTCAGGATCTGGCGCGTGCCACGTTCAACAATATCGAACATCTGAGCATGGACTTTGTGAATTCAAGTCTTATGCCTTGGCTGGTCCGGTTTGAGCAGACGATCAATCGCGATTTGTTGCTACCGAACGAGAGGAAGAAGTATGTGGTTCGGTTCGATGCCGACTCCCTGCAGCGCGGCGATATGGCGGCCAGGGCGAACTATTACGCCTCTGGCATCGCAAATACGTGGCTGTGCCCTGATGAGGCCAGAGCGGACGAGTTTATGAACAAGCGCCCTGACGGTCAGGGCGGGAAGTTCGAAAATCCGAATACGAGTACCGGCAAAGCGCAGCCGGGCCAGCCTGTACCTGATCCATCGAAAGGATAGTGATGAAAAATAGACGCACCTCAATTCGAGCGATGGGTCGCACCGCAGAGATTCTCATCTATGAAGAGATAGGCGAGAGCTTCTTTGGTGGGCTTGGCGCAAAGGCCTTCCGTGAGCAGCTCGCAGCTCTGACGAATATCGACACGCTAACAGTTCGCATTAATTCCGATGGCGGAGACGTCTTCGAGGGTATGGCGATCTATAACACGTTGAAGGATCACCCTGCGAAGAAGGATGTAGTGATCGATGGAATCGCGGCATCCATCGCTAGCGTGATTGCAATGGCTGGAGACACTATTACTATTCAGCCAACCGCAATGATGATGATCCATAATGCTGCGACTGTGGCCTTTGGAGATTGCAATCGATTGAGGCAGGTTGCCGACTTGCTTGACGTTGTCAGCGGTCAGATGGCGGTCGGGTATCAACGGTCGGGTATTAAAGAGGATGAAATCCGGCAGATTATGGATGCCGAGACCTGGTATACGGCTGAAGCGGCCGTCGCCATTGGTTGGGCCGATTCGCTAGTGCCCGAACCTCTTAAGATGGCCGCATCGATCAGATCGTTCGACCTGAAGGCATTCAAAAATGTGCCTGAATGGGCTTTGAATGCCCAGTCTGTAAGCGCAGAGCTGGCCGATTGTGTGTGTCCTTGTGTTGAGTGCCTCGATGGCAATTGCGCCGGCTGCACAGACGACGGTTGCGTCTGTGAAGGCTGTACGTGCCAAGCCGCTATGAATGGTTCAAAAACATTGGGAATAAAGGCAGAAATTGCGCCAGTTTCCCAAGAAATTCAGCAAAAAGCGCTGATTGCTGCTCGAATTCGCAACGAAAACCTCCGTCTAGCCGAACATAGCTAGATATTCAACCAATCACCTTCTGACCCCGCCTTAGGGCGGGTTTTCTATTGCCCGCCATACGGCGGAAGGAGAACTAAATGAACGTCAATGAAAAGCTCATCGAGCGCGGCAGGATCATCGCACAGCAACGCACGATGAACGACAAGGTCATCGCCGAAGGCCGTGATTTCACTCCGGAAGAGAAAACGCAGTACGAGACGATGGAGAAAGACGGGAATCTGATCAAGGCTCAAGTCGATCGGCATCTTGCGATCGAGGCTGCCGCGAAAGATAACGAGCATGTCGACCCGTCGATCCGGGCAGCGGTTGAAGAGACCGAAGATGGACCGAAGCGGCCGAACGGAACCAAGGAATATCGCGCTGCGTTCACTGCATTTGCCCGTCACGGCCGCAATCATCTCGACCAGCCGATCCGCGCTGTGCTTAATACCGGAACGACCACGGACGGCGGATATTTGGTGCCTACCGTTTACAACACAGAGCTGATTAAAAAGCTCTTCAATGTAAACATCATGCGTCCGCTGTCCACAGTCATCGCGACCGAATCCACAGAAAACATCGCTGTTGAGGCTGGTATTGCGACGGCAGTATGGCTGGCAGAAAATGCCAC